TGAGGTTACCATAATAAATTGCTCTCCTTGAAAGATATAAAACTTGTCATCAAACGTATTAAATACGTCTTCAATTGATTGTACTCCTAAGATCCAATAATCTTTTGGGAAACTTTTGAAGGACGGTAACAATTTTACTTTACTAAGTAATTGTTTATCAGTATAATTACGAACCATTTTTTTTCTTTTTAAGATAGTGATTAACAAAAGATATTACCACCAAAATTACAACTAAAAATTCGAAATAAGGACGTAATTCATTTTGAGGGTATTCTTTGGTAATTTCTTGTTTTTGCGTTACAATGATAGTGTCCTGTACTACCAAGTGTTCGTCTATTTGTTTTACACTATGTTTATACGTTGTGTCGCTTAAAAATATAGTGTCTTCAAGTACATTGTAATCACTCATTTTATTATCTTTTAAAAAACGTTTTAATATATGCAATAATGATATTGTAAAAATCACCAATAAATGCGTCCATTTTCTGTGTTATTTCATTTGAAACCCAACCTACTGAAAACGATATTAAAATAACTACTTTTGTAGATATATCAGCAAAATAGATTTCTATAATTCCTGTTGCACAATACGTTAAAATTCCTGCAACAACGCACCCTAAAATTAAAGTACCAATTTTTAACTTTGCTTTGATACTTTTTAGCAAAGAACCTATGACTCCTATTCCAACTGCAAATAAATCACTATATTCATTAAATCCTTTCATCTTTATTAAACTTTAATTTTTTTCTTTTGGCTGCATAATAATTACGTTTGTAAAACTATAAAAAATATCTTTAATTTTTTCAAAATCTGTGTTTTCATCGTTAAAATAAAATTCATTTGCTTCTACTTCTGAATACTTTTCAGGCAATTCAACATTTTCAATTTCAATCTTGTCTATATCATCTAAATTTTCAAACTTTACAGTTGAGGTTATAGGCAATTGCCCTGTAAAAAGAGTTTCGTCATAATACCTATCAATAGAACATAAAGTAACGTTGTTATACACGCATAAGATACTACCAATTTCTCCCCTTGACTTTGGGTTGCTATCTTTAATAAACTGAATTGTACTATTTAATGGTACTGCAAAAATACTATTTTGAGGTTTTTCACCTATCATAGGTTTCTCACGTGGTTCTTTAATTTCAATGCTGTCATTTAATACAGGTGTAATTTCTACCATTAAATACTGACCTTTTGCAAATATATTATACCTATTCATGTCTATTTATTTGTAATAATTATTGTCGTTTTTAACTTTGTCTCCAACTACTGCAACAAGACTTGCTTTTTTAGATTGGTCATAATATGTAACTTCTGCTGACTCCTCTAAAATTACAGGAACGTCCTGAATAAATTTACTATAATTATGGAAGTTGTAATCACTAATAAACATACTATTTTCATGCAATAAAAACTTCTGCATTAATTGTTCTAAAACACAATATTCTAAAGGGTCTGTTTCTATTTGATACGTGTTTAAGTTTTCACGTATAACTGAACGCATTTCTCTATTTTCGTAAATAATGTTATCAATTTGAGTGTTAGGTTGTTTCTTGCCGATAAGTCCATGAAAACGCAGAGTTCCCATCAAATTTGTGTCTGTAAAATCTATGTCGTCCTTCTCGTGATATGAGTTAAAAAATACTTTTACTCGTGCTGTGTAAATTGCGTTTAATGGCGTAAAGTTTTTTAATTCGTATTCTCCATAAATTAGTGTTCCTGCAACACCGCCTAAGTTGTAAGTAATTTCTAATTTGTAACAACCAACTCCGTCTAAGTTTATTACTTGTCCCCAATCAATTTGACCTGCTATTGACAAAGGTTCTTTAACAATATCAATTAAGGGTGGCTGATACGTTGTTAATACGTTGTTTTGAGTCTTTAATTTAACAACTGCAGAACTATCTTCTCCTAACTTAAACCAAAACGCAGTAACGTCATTTTCGTAACCTTGATTTGACGAACCTAAAACTAATTCTCTACAACAACAATCTTTAATTCCAACATTGTAATTTTCAAACTGAGGTGGTAAATTCAAACCTTGAAATAAAAATGCTGTTCTATCTTCATTTGGACAATTTGTGTTACAAGCAATAGGTACTATGTTATACTGAAGTCCTTCATAATTATACTGCGCTTCAGGACAACCATTTTGACCTATTATTGGGTCTAATTCAAATACAAATTCATCTGCATTTAAGTTCCAAACAACCCAAGTATTATGTCCTGAATAGTTCCAAATTATAGCATAACTTTGTCCGTTTGAAGTCCATGTATAACCCGGTATATTTGCGTCATAAGTAACAGTATAAATGTCGCCTTCTAATTCTACTTGAAGACAACAAGGTACAAAAGGACAAGAACTTGTTGTGCAAACTAAATTTGGCGATAACAGTCCTAAATTATTTCCGTTCCATGACCAAAACAAAGTACCTGTATTGTACATAATAAAAGGAGGGCAATTACCAATGTAGTATTTAGCCCACATCATGTTGTTGACTGCAGACATACTATCGTTTATTCCCCAACGTCCTCCGTTATCTCTATACAAAAATAACGTGTGCTGCTGTCCAAGAGGACCAAGTGCAATAAACTCATAATACGGTACTCCATTATGCGTACCTGATTGCGTTAAATTTCCATTAAAAGAACATGTTTGCGACCCTCCATTTGTATTGTGAGGAAAATCAAAAATTTCTAAATGTATACAAGCACAAGCCATAGTTTATTTTTTTAACAATCTTTAATTTTTGTAGTAAACTTAACACCATTTGAAGTATTAATCAAACTTCCGTCAAATAAACATTGCATTTCTGCTATATTAGGTGCAATTAAGTTAATCGGCATTAAAGAAACACCACCTATATTTTTTAATGGGTTTGTAGCGTCCATATCATGCGGTAAAATTGTGGAAATTATTGACCGAGGTGCTGACTCTTTTGGTTCACAAGTTATCATTCCCCAAGCATCTGAACCCCAAGGCGTACTATCTAATCGTGTATGACTTGCAACAACTAATATAACTTCGTTGTTTAATATCTGAGTAATTGGCGTCATTGAAGGGTACGTATACAACTGAATTGTCTGTACTATATTTGGAGAACTATCGTAAGGTTTTATCGTAATTTCATCATAAAAATCAAACGAAGTATTCTCTTGAATAACACTAAATTTGAATTCAAGTTTCCAATTTGGATCCGTTCCATATTGAAGCCAATCTGCGTTTTGAGTAGGAAAAAAAGCAACGTTTGCCTGAAGTTGTGCAATCCAATATTCCCACCTTAATAAAAACGGAAAGTAAATCTCAACTCCATACTCAGTTGCAGTATCATAAATTGGCTTAAAATTTAACATTGCAGTTTCTTTTACACTTGTGTTCGGCAACGTAGTAATTATCGGTAGTGCAATCGGAAACATATACCTACCATTAACAAACGGCACAGACGCAAAATTAAAGTTACATTGCATAAGCGTAAATTCTTCAGTTTCAGCAACGTTTCTTGCTACTATTTTAGCAGTTGCACCTGAGTATGTTTCTCCTGTCGTTAAATGAAACGAACCTGTAAACGCTAAATCATCTTCTTTATTGGCTTGATAGCCGAAGTTTATTCCACCAATTGAGGTAATGTTTTGACTATGGTCTAAAAACGTATTAGAAAGCATTAAAAGTGGCTGAGGAACAGGTGGAGAAAGTTCCAACTGTCCGTCAAAAATTATGTGGTTTACATTTCCTGCATTTACCCAAGCAATAAAACGTCTATCTCCAACTGCTCTTTGCGACATAAAAAATTGAAACGCAGTGTTGAAAACGATATAATTAACAACTTGTATTGACGTTGCAGTTTGAAATACTATTTGACCAATAATTGAGAACGAACTACCGTCAGGCATGACTGTACTTGATTGTATAGTACTATTTGCTAAAGTTGTAGAACGCATACAACAAAGTTGACTTTGATTAAATGGCTGATTTTTGTAATAACTTTCATCTGAAGGTACATACATTCCACCAACTCCACAAGGCAAAGTTGCAGGTGCTAATTTGCTAAATACCGCACTAATACCTGTACCTACGTCTAAAAAATATTGACCTGTTGTTCCTATTAACGTTGTCTGAGGAACTGCGGTGTTATATGCTTCATTAAAAAAACCTGTCTGTGCGTCATCTGACACATAAAAAAAGTTTCGGTTAAATGGCTGTAAATAAACACGTGCATACTCTATTTTTACGTTCAATTTTAATTGGTCTTGCAAAGCAAAATACGGCTCTAACAAAGGACCATTATTTGTCGATAAAATCTGCAATTCATAAGTAACGCCATATCCGGGCGGAAAGCCATACGAAGCAGGCAACGCTGACGAAAAAATTAATTTTGCAGTTGTACTAAACGTTCCTGACTTATTTGCACCAACTTGTGTCCCATTCAAAATAGTTCCATTTGGTATGTACGGAAACCCTGCTACTGCACCAATATTGAAGGTAAAAATTGTTGGTTCTCCGTCAATCAAAGAATACTCATTTCCTGTACTTTGAGAAGACACGTAATTAACTGCAATTTTTAAGTCCATGGCTCTATAATCTGTCGCCATTGTTACAACCAAAAATTCTCCGTTTCCTAAGTTCGGTACAATAGTGGCTAACAAATTTCCATTTGACAATTGCATTACATTATTTGTTGAACCTGTAATTGCTATGATTGTTCCTCCGTCTGTAACTAATAAATTTCCACCTGAGTCGTACTTTTTTACAACAACAACGTCTCCAACTAAAAAACCTTCTTTAAGCCAATTACCTGAGGGCCACGTAATTGTATCGTCAAACAACCCTATAAACAACTGATTTGTTGAAGATTGTATTACTTCAAAACGTTCCATTAAAGTATATCTTACAAGCGTTGAGTCGCCTGCATTTGCAAACAAAAAGTTTTGGACTTCTCCTGTATATGAAACGTACTTTTTATCTATTACTGTAATTGGCATTTTTCTCTAAGTTTTTTAACATTTTATTTAAACTATTAAAATCTTTTTCTCCAACAAAGGTATTAATTTTAGACATCTGTTCTAACATTTCAATTTTTTCTTTTTGAAACTCATTTGGTATTTGATTTATTAATGCTTCGTTTACTTTTTGTAACTTATCAAAGTTAAACATCATGTCCTTGTAAATATCTTTTATTTCTTCTTCCATTTTCTTAATTTATTTTAGTTATTAATACTCTACCAACTGCAAAATTTGATTTCGTTCTATATGTCAATTCACAAAATGCTTTTTCATCAATGAATTTAATCTGTAAAATTTCACTTAATTCTCCGTTTATTATAGCATGATTATTGTTTTGTAAATCAGTAAATTCCTGAGCAGATATTCTACTTCTTGCATTTTCTTTAATTACATATCCATTTTCAGTAATGGCGTTTATGTGGTGGTATTTAAGCCATAATTGACCTGCGTCAATATAACTAAAATAAGTTGAAAGTTGCTTTCCATTAGATCCATATAACGCTTTAGAAACTGTAAAGTATTGTTGCGATATTTTTAAGCAATCTTTACGTTCTCCAATCTGACTTTCATAGTTTGTTCCACCACCAAAAAGACCTGTTACCATGTCTATACTTTTGAATACTGTTTTAACATATAATTCTGCCCAATTTAACTTATCTTTTCTTGCACCAAGTGCAAATGGTATATCAACTTGTTGCAACCCTTTAATTGAAACTAAATCAGCGTTTATAACGTTCAAAGGTTCTGTACTATATTCTGCGTCATGAACATCGTATAAGGTGCCGTCTAATGTATGCTGTTCCTGAGTGTCAAGCGTGTATTTAATGTAATATCTTTTCCAACAATCTTCTACGTTGTACGTATATTCAGAGTCTCTATCGGATTGAAGGTTAAGGGCAACCTCAAAATTAGTCGAAACTAAGTCTGCCCAATAGTCTCTACGTTCTAAATGGACAACGTTATTAATAACTTTGATTTTTGCGTTAAACATATTTTCGCATGCCTGAATAAAACTACCTAAAGTTGGAGTGCTATCACTTGCAGTCGGAATTCCCTTTGTGAACGCCCAACCCCATTGGTCAGGTTTAAATTCAAAAATACTTTTCCTTGCTTTTGCTAATGGAACAGGCAAAAATGTCCAATAAGGTTCTGCGTCAAATATCGTTGATTGAAACGAATATCCAAGGTACTGACAACCACCTCTTAATAACTCTAAAAACGTACAACCTTTGAAATATCTTTTCTTTGGAAATATCAATTCAAAAATCTGTACTGCCATTTTAATTAATGCAGTTAATAACAATGCAAAAATAATTATACGACCTATAATTTTTAATGCAAGAGCAATAATATCTCCTGTGTCCATAACAACACCTAAACCAACGCTTGGCGTTGCTGCTTGTATTGCTTCAATGATAGCGTCTGCAACTTGCTTTCCTGCTTCAATTACTTCCTTCGCCATAATGTACGAACAAACTATCAAAGGCAACATTGTTTCAGCCAAGTTTGGAGGAACTATTAAATACGGAATATCAACATACTGAAATGACTGACCTTTTGAAATCATTAACTCAAATGAAGTGCCTTCTGCCTTTTCTCTAAAATCATCAAAACCTTTTCGTCTAATTAACTTGACTTCAACTTCGCTGTCTTTAACTGTAAAACCTTGAACAAAATCAACATAGTATTCAATTTGTACTTGATTATTTAACTCAATTCTGTAAGGCATACCTTCAAATATACTGCCTACATTAATATGCGACATAACTTGCTTAAATGCTTCACGTGTCAAAATGATTGAGTCTGTCGTCAATTCTAAAACGTCAGGGTTGGAAGTAAAGTCCGATTGCATACCAATATCGGTTCTATTACGAGGGGAAACTTCAATATTGTTTAGAAAATGCTTCATTTGCGTATTTTAAAGCGATTGTAGACAGTTTTGTTGCCTTTCTTAGTGGATTGTATTATTTCCATAATTGAAGACGTTATAGCACCTAATTCAATGTTTGTTTCAGGTTTGTTTTCTATCGTCTTATTTAGCGTGTCAACTTTAGACAATAACAAACTAAACTCTAAACTACTTTGCATTTGTTCTGACTGAAATTTATTTACCACCTTTCCGTTTTTATATTCAACTGCTAATTTAGTTAATTCTGCGTTACTGAGACCTTTAAGTTGGTCGTTTAATGACTTAGGAATTACTCTTTCGTTAGGGTGCAAAATTGCTTTGAAACCACCTTTGCCGTCAACTCCTTGTCCATGCGTTCCTGTATCTTCTGTACCTGCTTCAAACGTAGGTATAGTTCGTATGAATGCTTGCAACAAAGCAACGTCTTTGATTGTGTCTGCAAGAGGGTTCTTTGAACCTTTTTCTAAGTTCTTATTGTAGGTAGTATAAACACTACTTGCTAATTTAATCATTTCCATTCTTTTTAACTCTCGTTCCTTTTTCTTATTGGCTTCAGCAATTAATCTATTGTTTTCTGCTAAACTTTGCGTTGCATTGATATTACCATTTTTAGCCAACTCTTCTAACATGCCTTGTGTCTTTTCAAGTGCTGTTATTTCCTTTTCTGCCTGAGCAATTTTCTTTTCAGATCCTCGGATAAAATAATCTGCAATTTCATCTATAATTGCCTTTTCATCTGCAAGTCTTTGTTTACGCTTGTCATCTAATTTTTTTTCTTCTTCATTCTCAACTTTTGCTACTGCTTGATTTGATTTTGTTTTTGAGTCTAAAATTTCTTTGTTGGCATTTTCAGTATCTGTTACGTTTTTATCTAATAACAGTTTTTTTGCGTCTACTAATTTTTCGTCTTCAATAAGCAATTTTGTGTTGAGGTCAATTGTTCTTTCTTTATTCTCAATGGCTAATTTTGCAACCTGTTCATCGTATTTTTTATTTATTTCAGCAGCGTCTTTAGGACGTTCTAAAAGAAATTTATCTCGTTCTGCTTTTAACTTATCAATTTCATCTTGTTGTGCTTTAGCGTCATCTGCAATTAATTTGTTTTTAGCAGTTTGAGAGTCAACTTCTGCTTGCTTAATTAACAAATCTGTACGTTCCTTAATTTTTCTATTTAATTCTGTGTTTGCTTCAGTCAATTTTTTTAAATTATCTTCTTCTATTTGAGCATTTGTCTTATCGTCATTTTCCTCAGACGTTGCTTTGATAGTAACTCCCATTACAACATTAGTGTCTTCGTCTGCAACCTTCTTTTTTGCTGCTGCAGTTATATCATCAATTTCCTTAGTAACCTTTGCTATTTCTCTATTTTCGTAAATTTGATTTAATTCACGTGTCAAAGCAATAGTTTCTGTCAAGTAATCATTAACTCCTTGATATGCTATTGCAACTTGTTCTACATTATCAATTAGTTTTGGTATTTTTTCGTTAGACTTATCTATATGAACATTGTAATCACCTTGATTAATAGATGCTTCCAAAACAGCCACTTCTGCCTCATCGTTTATGTCTTGAAAACTTTTAATGTCTTTTCCTAATTGATTTACATTAGCGTCAAGAGTAGCAACCCTTGTATTAATTCGTTCTTTAACACGTTCTGTAAAGCCTTTGTCCCCTTGTGTCATATTAACACCATACTTTATTAATTCATCAAAAAGTTCTTGCGACCTTGCCGTCTCTTCGACAGTCCCACCCCATTTTGCAAATTTGTCAGAAAGTTTAACATATTCTTTTTGCAGAACTTTTACATACCTTGCATTTTCTTGGTTCGAATATAAAACGTCCTTGTTTTTTTGTATGTATCTGTCTTGAATTTTTACTTGTGCAGTCATCATTTCTTTTTCAAGTTTTGCTTTTTCAGTAGCCGATTTTGCATTTGCTATTTTCGTTCGATATAACAAATCAGATTTTCTAATTTCTTCATCGTATGCTTTTTTAGTACTCTCAGAAACATCAAGTGCTTTTTGCTTTGCGTTTTCTTGCGCTTGTTTGTATAAATCGGCTTGTCTTCGTGCCTCAGCGCTTGCAGACGCCACGTTATGCCACCAATTATACAACTCTACTAATCCTGAAATAATTGCTACCCAAGGTATTGTTTTCATAGCATTACCTGCAACTTTTGCTGAAGTACCTGCCGCAGCATTTGCTCTTGCTGCTTGAATTTGTGCAAGTGTATATGCACGAGTTCCGGGTATTGCTTGTAGTATAGACATACCAAGTTGCTTAAAGCCACCTGCTGTTACCCAATTTGATACTTGGATTGATTTTTGTACTGCTTTGTAAATTAACCACGTTCTAATTACCTTACCAATTATACTTGCTATTGTTCCTAAATTTGCACCTATAAATTTAAACGCGTCTATCAAAGTTTGCATGCTACTACCACCTTGTCCCATTTGAGTAAATAACGCTAAAAAATTATTTTTAATTTCCATAATAGCATGACCTAATGTGTTGGTACGGTCTTCAGCCTGCTTAGTTCCCGTTCCTAAAGTGTGCATCTGTCCTGTCAGTTCCTCAGTTCTATTTGTGGTCTGAATAAGGTTCATTGCAGCAACTGAATTTTCAACACCAAAAACTTTGATTAACCCACCAACGTCTGACAACGCAGGTTTCATCATTTTAAGTTTCTCAGTCATCGTTATAGTTGGGTCGGCTAATTTTTCCATGCTTATACCCATTTCATCCAATCTTTTTTGTGCTTCTTTAGGCAAAGCGTCAGGTGCAGATAATTTTAACATGACATTACGAAGTGCCGTACCTGACTCAGCACCTTTTAAACCTTTTTCTGCTAATGCTTCAATCAATGCAACAGACTCTTCAATAGGAGTATTTGTACTTTTAGCAACTGCTCCAAATTTTAACAATGATTCTGTAATTTGAGGTATTTCAGCCGCACCAAATTTTGCACCATTTGCAAGGACATTTACAAACTTGTCGGCTTCCTCAGCACTTGCACCAAATTGGTTCATAGCGTCAGTCAATGCAGTAGCCGCTTCAGGCAACGCCATACCACTTGCTTGTGATAACGTTATTGCTGACTGAGTAACTGCGTCTAATGCTTGTGCATTTTCTAATAATTCAGGTTTTGCAGAACCTATTAATTTATACGCCTCAACAACTGCTGAAGCACCACCTTCTACGTTTGCTCCTAACTTATTTGCTTGCTGTCCATAAAATTCTAAATCGGCACCTGCAGCACCTGTAATTGCTGACAAGTCTGCTATTTGTTGGTTGAAGTTAATTAACTCTTTTGCACCTGCCTGAAATATCATTGCACCACCAAACGCTAAACCTAACGAACCTAACCCTGCTTTTAACTTTTGTAATGCACCTTCATAGTTACCTACATTTCGGAAGTTATCTCCAACTTGACTATCTATTTTTTTTAACGTAATATCTGCGTTTTGTGCTGCTTGCTGAGTAACTTTTAACTGATTGGAAAGTTTATTAAATTGTGCTGTTCCTTTACCACCATTTGCTTCTAAACGTAGCAACTGAGCGGCAAGTTCTTTGGCTTCATTTTTAAGGTTTCTTGTGGAAACTACTAATTGGTTATATGCAGAATTTGCTTTTCTGTTTTGGTCGTCAACTTTTTGCTGTGCTTTTGCTAATCTTTCTGCTTCTGTAGTTTGTGCTTTCTGCAAAGCAATAAGTTCTCTATCTGTCTTTGATTTTGACTGCTGAGTTTTTTGTTGCTGTTGAAGTAAACGCTCAATTTCTTGCTCAGATTTTATTCTTTGTTGTTCTGCCTGATGTTTAAGTTTATCAATTTCTATTGACTCTTTAAGTAATTGATTTGCTTTACTTTGAGCCGTATTTAAGTTATTAATACCCTTTGTTGAATTCGTACTGTCTGTACTTAAAGAGGACTTTAAACTAACTGCAGTTTCTTTCAGTTCTACATTTAATTTTTCTAACGTTATTAACGTTTTGTTAGCACTATCTCTGATACTTTTGAATATATCCAAATCGCTAAATATGTCACTTTCACTTATTTTTTTCATAACTTAATTTCTTATTTTAGACTGTTTTTCATACTCTTGTAGTAGTGTGAAGTAGTATTCTGCCGTAATTTCTTTAGGGTTAAGATAAAACTTCATAAACTGCGACAAATATATTAAAGTAGTTTCTATCGTAGCGTTACTTCCTTTATTATTTAACATACTTTCTAATTTTGCCGTTTCTATTTCTATTTCTGTCAACTTAAATTTTTCATTTGTAATTACGTATTCTAACTCTAACAATGTCTTTGTCTTTATCAATTTTAACAACTTATTGAAGGTTTTAGACAAACCATATTTGCTGAGGTATTCATCAAAAATTTGTTCATATACTAAACTATCCATGCTTTCAGTTCCCTTATTAATATCAATTCTAACGTACTTTAATTCTCCATTGGTAATCTTTATCCAATTACTTAACGGAAGTTCATTTAACGTCTCGTAATAGCCGTCTAACTTCGTCTTGGAATTTAACTTTAAGTAACGCTTTAAGTTTTTCCTTACTTTCCAAATTAAGACCAATAATTTCTTCGCCATATTTCTTAAATAAATCTGTTTTTTTACCCTTAAAATCAATCTTAATTGGGTCTGCATTAATGATTAAGTCCATACCTGATATCTGAATATCCATTGAACCATAAAACGCTCCTGAGTCTAACAAAGTGTATGGAGTTCCTGCCTTTTTTTCAGGGTTTATATGCTCTGTATAAGCCGTATAAAGACCTATGACTTTATCATTTTCATCTACTCCTTGTTTGTACAATTGGTCCAAACGTATGAAATCTAAAACAATGTTTTCTATAACAGGGTTTGACATAATTTTAGTGTACATTAATCTACTATCTAAACTCCTCATTTGGTGTAAGATAGCAACTAATTTTGTACCTGCAAAAATATCCATGACATAAATTTATTATCAAAGGTATAAAAAAAAAGAGGTCATTACGACCTCTCTCTTTAAGTTTATTAAAAACCTGATTATGCAGTGAACGTATAACTTCCTGTATAACCTGTTTTAATTACTTTGATTTGATAAATTGTACCTACTACAAATGGTGCTGTAGTTGTCAAAGTATACTGACCCGGTATTGCTGCGTTTTCTACAACTGATGTAACTGCAAAAGTAACACCTGTCGAAACAGTAATACATTGAAAATCTGCCATTACTCCACCAATAAATTTGATAGGGTTGAGTGCAGTTCCATAGTCAAGGAATGCTTTGAATACACGTGCTGATGCAGTATTTGAAACGTTAGTCATGTTTACGTCTAACATACCTGTCAATGAATTGAAGTCAATCAATCCTTCTGTTGGGTTTATCATATACATAGTTCCGTCATCAAATAATT